ACGCAAGAGTTTTCAGGCGCGAGAACCGCCCGCACGCTTCGGGGGCGCAACACTGCTAGCGGCCTTCACCTTCTCCGAGATGAGCTGATCCAGCGCAGCGTTCATCCGGTCCAGGGTCGGCAGTTCGGGAACCGCGCCCTGAGTGACCCAGCGCCATGGCGTCGTGTAGTTGACGGCGGCGAGCTTGCACACGCGGGCCAGGGGAATCTTGGCCGTCCGCCTCTTCTCATCGAACGCGGCGACTAGCGGGTGAGTCTCGGCCATTGGTTCTCAATCTGAGTGATATCAGTGAGGTGTTGAATACCTATTGCGCTGGCGCAAGGCAAGCGCTAATTGGTTCGACGCAATGGAGGATCGCATGACTGTGGATGCTGACGACGCCGCTGGCGAGGACGAGCCCAAGGATCAATTTGCCGTCGTCGAAATCTTCGGCCACCGCAGTCACGCTGGCCGCATCAGCGAGGTCGAGCAGTTCGGCACGAAGAGGCTTCGGATCGACGTTCCGAGGGATGGCGACTTCGAGGCCGGCTTCACGAGCCACTTCTACGGCGGCGCTTCGATCTTCTCGATGACGCCCTGTGACCTCGCTACGGTCATGAGGATCAACAAGCCCTATCGGCCGGCCGGGATGCTTTCGTATGCAGCCGAGGATGATCGGGACGCGCTGGACGATCTTGATGATCAAGACGCGGATCGGCCCTTCTGATGCGCTCCGATCTGATCGACCTCACGCTGCAGCTTCACGCCAACACCGAGCGCGCGATCTTCGTTTCCGATGACGGCGACAGCGAGAAGGGAGTCTGGCTGCCCAAGAGTCAGATCGAGTTCGAAACCAAGCCCAACGGCATCGTCGAAGTGACATGCCCCGAATGGCTAGCCATGGAGCGCCGACTCATATGACCACCCTCATCCAAACTCGCCGAGCCGCGAAACCCTACGTCTGCGAACTGTGCGCTGGCATGATCGAGCCCGGCGAGGTCCATGTTCGAACTGCGGCCAAGGTCGGCGGCAAGTGGGCGTGGCGCCGAGAGCATGCGGTCTGTCCAATCCCGGACACGCCGAAGCCGATTCGGACGCCGACATACCACCCGCCTCTCGCGGTCGCGATCGTGTCCGTGCTCGCACTGGCGATGATCGTGCTGGCGTATGCATCGGCCTACTATGGCTGGTTTCCGAGACCAGGAATTCGCTGATGTCCACCCCGGTCCCGAACAGTGAAGCCATCACCGTAGATGAGCGGAGATGGCTGCAGGAACTGGCGAAGAAGGCATCCTCAGGCCCTTGGATCGTCTCCTGTGGCGAATGGATTTCAGACAACGGCGGAGAGGACGGAGGCGACCTCAGTCAAGTCGTATGTGAGCAGCCCGAGGAGGGTCGTGATCGCAGCCGCGCCAACTGGCCAGACAACGCCGCCTTCATCGCCGCCGCCAACCCCGAAACCGTCCTCCGCCTGCTCTCCGCCCTTGATGCGCTGGAATTTGAGTGCCAGCACTCGCTTGAAGTCGTCGCCGAAAGCTACGCCCGCGCCGAGGCCGCTGAAGCCAAACTCGTCGCCCTCCAGACTCGGGGCGATGCTCTGGCGGAAGCGGTCAGGAAGGCCAGCCTGCACTTCGTCCAAGTCGGAACCGAGCTGCCGGACTTCAGTCCGTGGCGAGCGGTCATCCGCGAACTCACTTCCTGGACCTTTTCAACAACGGAGGCCGAGCGTGTGGGTGAGCGCGTGGTGACGAAGGCGGAGCAGGAGGACGAGTAGATGCGGTATCGCGTCGTCGAAAAAGCCGATGGGCTTTACTACGCGCAATTTTTCGTCTGGCCGTGGCGCTGGGTCGATAGCTGCCATCTGCCGAATGCTGACCCGAAAAAGGTAATTGCATTCGCACAAGATGCCATGCGCGGAGACCGCGGCGGCTTAAGACGCATCGCTCGCATCATTTGGCCAGAGACGCGCCCGATTAGCCGCTGATACCTATTGCGCCCACGCAATCTTTAGGCTAGGCATGTGCTCGGCAGGAGTTCCCGGCGCATGACCCAGATCACAACGTACACCAGCTCGGACGGCCGCGTGATTCTGCTAGCTGAGATGCCATTCACCTATCTGGTGAATGCGATCAATAGGCGAGCCGAGCTGCTCGAAGGCGGCACGGATGATGTGCTCGAAGCGCTGCGGGCGGAGCTGGCGCGTAGACCGCCGCCCGATCCGAATGCGCCGCAGCCAGTGCGCCAAGCCAAGCCGAAGACCAAGAAGCCGGCGAAGAAGATCGCGCCGCTCGCAGTCGGATATTCAGGAGGCTCATGATGGACGATGAAGACGAACTGACCGAGCTGCGCCTCATGAAGGAAATGCTGGTCGAAAGCCTTGGGCTTCCCGCTGGCGCTCCGGTCGCGACGATCACGGCCCACGCTAGGACTGCGATCATATTCCATATGGCAGATCAGGCGAGGGCAATCCATGGTCGGTAGGTCTGTGAATGAGTGGATTGGCCGAGACGCGGACGCGCCAGTCCCGCCGCGTGTCCGCGTTCGCGTCTTCGAGCGCTTCGAGGGCCGCTGCTATCTCTCCGGCCGCAAGATCATGCCCGGCGATGCCTGGGAGCTGGAGCACATCAGGCCGCTTTCGATGGGCGGCGAGAACCGCGAAATGAATATGGCCCCGGCCCTCAAGGCCCCGCATGCGGCGAAGTCGGCCGTCGAAGCTCACGACCGGGCGAAGGCGGACCGAATCCGTAAGAAGCATATCGGAGCGTGGCCGGCGCCAAAGCGCAAGCTGGCCGGTCGAGGATTCGACAAGGGGCGCAATCGCCAAACCAACAGAGAGCCGAGAACATGAGTGATGCAGCCGAATCTCCTAAGGCCGCTGCCGCTGAGCCAGCGGTCAGCCCACTCGCTAAGCTGCGCGAGCCCTTTCCGGCCCATCAAATCTCCAAGCTGCCGAAGCCGAGCAAGAAGCAAGGCGAGGAGCTGAAGGCCGACTTCAGCAAGGGCCGTCGCTGCCAAGTCTGCGGCGGATGGCACCAGCCCGAGGTCGTCCATTTGGACTATGTCGGCCACGCGGCGTTGACGGATCGGCTACTGGATACCGACCTGCAATGGTCCTGGGAGCCGGTGGCCTTTCGTGACGGCCTGCCCGCCTTCGATGGCACGGGCGGACTATGGATCAAGCTGACGGTCTGCGGCATGACCCGGCTCGGCTACGGCCACGCCGCCGCTAAGCCCAACATGGACCCCGGCGCCCGCGAAAAGGAAGTCATCGGCGACGCCCTCCGCAACGCCGCCATGCGCTTCGGCGCGGCCCTGGATCTCTGGCACAAGGGTGACCTTCACGCCGAGGAAGAGGCCCCCACGGTCAGTGCGGAACAGCTTGCGATCAACCATCTGCGAGCCTGCGCCATCGATGGGCCGATCTTCAAGGAAGCGTGGACCACGAATAAGGACGGCTGGAAAGCCGTTATGGCTCCCGACGCCTATGCGCGCGTCGTCGCCGAGATGAAAACGATCGCCGCCAAGTTCAAGGACGAACCCAAGCCAGCGCCGGAACCAGCGCCTCGCGAGGACTTCGGGATCGGCGACGATGAAATTCCGTTTTAGCTAGGAGGCGACGATGATTCACAAGACCGCAGATGACATCGAACATGAAGTCGAGCAGATGGCCGGGCAATCGCGCGAAGCCATCGCCGCTCTAGGGCATAACAATCCGCCCACCGATCCGCTCGGCGCAATGACGGCCCATGTCGAAGACCTCTACACCGAGGCCGGCAACTGGTGCGACGGCGCGGAGATTGAAACCGCTGAACAGGCCGAAGCGGTCGACCATCTGATCGACCTCTTCAAGGAGGCGATCGAGGAATGTGAGTCCGTTCGCGATGCGCAGAAAAAGCCTCACGCCGACAAGGTCAAGGAGATCCAGGAGAGCTGGTATCCTCTGATCGGCGAAACCCAGAAGATCACCGGCAAAGCGATCCGCGCCAAGAAGGCGCTATTAGCCGTCAAGTCGGTTTGGGGCCGCAAGCAAGATGCCATCAGGGCCACCGAAGCTCAGCGCTTGCGCGATGAAGCCGCCGCGAAAGCCATAGAGGCGACGCAGGCGGCCCGTGACGCCGCTGGCGACCTATCCGCCACTGAAACCGCCGAAGAACTTATCCGCGAAGCTCAGGGC